CACCCCACCCGCAGCACAGCGCCCGTGGGTAGGGCTGACTGCCAGCACAATATTGAACCTGATGCCCAGCAGCATCCCCGCCGACCACGATGGTGCACTGATGGATTTTGCCCGTACTGTGGAAGCCAAACTAAAGAAGAGCAATGGATACTGAAGACGAAGAATTTGAGCGTTTCAAGCATGAGCAGAAGTTCAAGCTGGACAGCACATTTACCGCTGTTGTGTCAAACAATTATTATTGGATACCAATTGATCACCATACCCCGCAAGGTGTCAAAGTGCTGTTGCTTGGTAGATCAGGTGTAGCGACTATGGGTCACTTCGAAAACACGCCGGGTACGCAGTTCTGGACGCATTGGGCGCCACTGCCGAGGAAACGTCCATGAGAGACAAACGCATTCCCCAAAACAAGCGGGTAGGTGAGCCGCTGTCAGTGGTCTACTCAATCAAACTAACCCAAAGCCAGCGCATTACACTGATGCGTTTAGGCCCACAATGGATGAGGAATCAAATTGAACGATCTGCCGAATTTCGCAGCCTGGGATCGCCAGACGCTCGATAAATTTGCGCTTGAGGTTTACCTAAAGTTGCAGCAACAGCAGGACCAGCTTGAGCAGCTGCGAGGCGACCTCAAGGACGCCATCGCTGCGTATCGGATACTTATGCGAATGTCCGAGTGCCAGCCTTGTCAATGATTAGTGCCTGACGCCGGGGCTTGTCGCTAATGCTGATGTGCGTCCAAGCGTCATACTCTCGGATGATCTGATCAAACGGCAACTTGGCTGAAATGATTGCCCTCACAACGGCGTCAGGAGCCATGCCAGGCACTCGGAAGTCAGCAGCCAAGCCTTGCCTATGCTGAGAGGTATCTTTGCTTCCTACGGCGTCATTGACGGCCTTACTGCGAAAGGCTGAGTTGATCATTATGGGCTTGCCGCCAAGTGCTGATTTGACTGTCTCCAGAAACTCAGCCAGGCGCTGAAGGTTAGCCAACTCCTGTGCATTTGGCGTGTTGTCCAGACTGCGGTGGTCAGTGTGCGTTAGTTCTGCAAGGCTAAAGTGAGGCGTCATTTTTTACTTAGCAAATCTGTTTTGGCCTGGCTCCCGGCGCTGCTGCCAAAGTAGTAGGCAATAATGCCCGTCCAGGCTGTGCCGAGTGAACCAAGCATCATCAGTATGGCGGGGTTGCTACTGTCAATCTGGTTAAAGAACATCATCACCATGATGCCAAAAAAACCTAGCGTCACAGCACTAGCCAACAATGGCGGCATCATCGAGCGAGTTGTGGCCTGCATATCCCTCGCTGACTTGCGGTCCTCCACCTCCAGCTTCTCAAAGTTGAGGCCAAGCTCCTGCGCCTGCTTTTGCAGTTCAATCTCAGCCAGCTTTACCTGTGCAATTTGCTCGGCTGACAGCTTGTTGTTGCTGATCATGTCGCCAACCTGCTCGGGGTCAACACCAATGGCCTTGGAGATGGCGCTTACTGCCATGCCTGCCAATGGTCCGCCAAGTGCAGTGGCAATCGTTGGTGCAATCTGTTTAAGCCAATCCATTATTTTTCATCCTCGTGCGATAGTTTTACACCAGCCAACAGCCCGATAAAGCCGCCAACAATAGTTTGAAATGCTGGGGAGATCAACTCAAAAATCTTGTTGTTGTCTACCTTTTCATCAAACAGACCAAGCAGCATCACGCCAACCATTCCCATAACAACAACGCACAAAGTCAGGCTAACCATGAGCGTGACAAAAAAAGTGAGCTTGGCTTTCATTTTTATTGTTGGGCTTCTTGGATGGCGCCACGGGCAGCCTTTTATTCTTGTGGGGTGTACTCATAGAACGACTCAGGTTCTGTTGTCATGACCTCGCTTTCGGACGCTGCCACAGAACCACCCAAGTATCCAGATCGCAATACGTTCATGCCTAACGAACTGACTGCATTGGATAAATCCTCTGGTTTAATAAACGATTTCAAATCTACGTCTTGACCTTTTTTACTAATCAATCGAGTCGTGGCTTTGATTGTGTTGTCAAGACCGTTTGGATCCATAAACAACTTGCGCTGCGCTTCTTTTGTAGCTTGGTCAATGTTTTGCTGGCCGATCAAAGCCGCAATTCGAAAGCCTTTATTGAACACGCTAGAAATCTGATTGACCGCAATCGCGGATATTTGCTTGGGGTCAACACCACCAAGAAGGCGCTGCAAAGCCGACATTTGTTTGATGGCTATTTCATTCAGGGGCAATCTCTCCACGTTTATTTTGGTTGCCAATCTCTGAAGGTCGGCCATTGCTGCTAGGTTGTCAACGTGCGCATTACCAAACATTTTAGTGTACGCAGCTTTGTTCTTGTTTAAGAATTCAAACGGATTTTTGCTATCTAGCATTTTGCTGACCATTGCGTTGCGCACCGCAAGCGTTGCGTTAGTCTGGTCATCTGGCGACAACTTTTTCAAATCGCTCATAAATTTAGCTTGATAGCCAATGCCATTTGCGCTCAACATACGTGAAGAAATTGCTTCTACCCCACCTCGGTCGTAGTCGGCCAAGAAGCTGTCACCAATACGCACACGCTCAGCTTTGGCTGCGTCGTCAATGGACACGCGCTGAGACGATAGAAAATCAGCACGTTGTGTAGCGTCTGTCAGCCTTCCCTGCAAATTTGGCAGTTGCGTCAAAATGTCGCTGTACCCGCCGTTGTTGCTAGTTTTGGTAAGTAACCCATTTAACTTAACCGGGTCTATGTACCCATCTTTGCCCAAAGATTGCGTGTACAGTTTGGACATCACAGCCTTCTCGGCTAAAGGCACGCCATCATTACCAGCTATGCGCAAGAATTGCGACATTGACGTAGGGCTTCCAGCCAACTGAGGCGCGATGCGCTCTGCATATTCTTGCGACCCAATTTTTTGCACTGCGTCTGCATCCTTAAAAGGGATGCCGACCTTGGTGTAATAGTCCAAATCTAGCTGCTGCATGGCGCTGCCAAAGGTGGTTGGCTGGCCTCGAAAATTGACTCTTACATCACCACTGGTGCTTTGCACTTGATTAAGAGCGTCGTCAACGCGCTGCTGTAGCAATATTAATTTGTCGCGAGTTGAGTCTGACTTAATTGTGCGGATGTCTTCTGCTACCCGGCGCTTGAGAGAATCCAAACTAGTTATATCCAAACCAACAGACAAGTCGCCCGTTACGGATGGCAGGTTATCCCCACCAGCACCTAGCAACGGTTGGTCTGGTGATATGGCCTGCCTGGCAGATCGAGATCTCAGCTTTTCAAATTCTCCTGATTGTTTCTCAACCAGCTTAAGCAAACTTGATTGACGACCCCAAGGGTCTTGCATAAACAAGTCTTTGGCCGTATCAAGCAATGATTGCGTTTGTGCAGCAGGCAATATCGCGCCCATAGCCGAGGCCTGCTTTTTAACGCTGTTGTATTCAGGCGACAAGGCGTTACGCGCTGCGGCTTCTTGTGCAAGCGTCAGGTTTTGAACTAACTTTCCCAACTCGACAGGAGCGCCGCCCAAATCAAGAGCTTGCGTCAGTTTAGCTCGCTGCGCATCAATAGCGCCAAGCCGTTTATTGAAATCAACGTCGGCTTCTGCGGTCACTTTACTTGTGCTTGGCAGCGTGGTGCTTGGCTGAGGGTATAACTCAGTTGCCTTACGGCGAACCGCCGTCTGCAAATCTGTGTAAATTTTTTGCAGTTCGCTGCCAATTTTTTCATCGTTTTGCGCAAGTCTTGTCAATGCGCTACGAAACACCTTGTTGTCTATTCCGCCGCTGGCTAAAACGTCACTTTTACCGCCAACAAAATCAACTTTTTTCTTGATGTCTTGTAGCCGCGCATTTAGACTAGGATCCGATGCTAACGCTTTCTCAATCAAATCTTTTGCAACCGAATTACCCTCAATACCCGCCAAATCTTCTACCTTGAAGTCCTTAAGGTCAACACCCTTGCCTTTGCTAAAAAGAGACTCAACTCCTTTAGCCGCGCCTGCACCAGACATCAAAGCAAACAAGATACCGCCTGTAATCTGGCCTGGCACACCAGCAACTTGACCACCAACTTCCCCGCCAAACTCACCACCAATTCCTGCGATGCCTGAGCCAGTTAGCATTGCAGCCCTTGCTGGGCCAGTAACAGGGAGGCCAATTAAGTTGAGTGGGTCTGCTATTGCCTCAACCCCTGCGCCTAGCATCCGCTGCATGGTAGTTGCAGGGCGCAAGTCAACGTCAACACCCATACGCCTTTGGATGTTTTCTTTTGTAAACTCTTCCAATTCAGGTTGCGTCGGAAACGCGCCAGCAAACGTCCCTGTTTGCGCTGCGCTGCCTGCGCTCAATAACGCAGGAATTGAGGTTAGTCCGCGCTTTGCGCTTTCAAACAAGTATTGACCCATGCTGGTGGCAGGACGTGGCTGAGGTGCAGCAGGATTACCCGTTGTTGGAATTTGACTTGTAAGCGGCTCACGTGTTATGGGAACTGATTTTGAGCGTTCTTGCTCTCGCTCAAGTCTAAGACGAAATTCAAATTCTTCTTGTTCCGTCATGATTATTTTCCTTTTTGAGCGCGTTTATAGGCTTGGTATCTTGCTTCCTTTTCGGCATCCGCACCGCTAGCAACCGGAGTGTCGCTACCACCCTTGGTCTTCAATTGAAACCGGCTGAGTTTGTCGTCGATTTGCCGCAACGCACTCTTGTAGTTGGGTGAGTCCAAGTAGCCATACTGTTCGGCTTCGTCCACAAGTTTTTTTCTGCGCTCAATCAAAGCGCCTCGATATAGCGCCGTAGCAAATTTCTCCGCTTGATCTTTTTTGACATTGGTTGTTGTTCCAGAAAAAAACTTTACAACATCTTGAGCCAACCGGTCATCTAATCCACCGGTACGTGCAAAGCGTTGCACATCCTGATTAGACATACTTTTGCCCTCTCCGGTTAGACGTGCTAATGCCCCTGGCAATGAAGCGGCTGAGATGTCGTTTGTCGTTGATGAGCGAATTATTTCAATCGCGCTAGGAGCATCCGAAATAATTGTTGATGTGCGCTGCATAACTGGGTCGTTACTCAATACCTTTTGTGTAAAGTCCATCCAATCTCTTGGCGCAACAGGTTGACCAGGTATGATGTTCTTGACTTCAACTTTGGGTGTTCTAGTTGCTTCTTTTTCGTCAACTTGTTTGTTGACCAATTTTCGCTCCGCTTGTGTAAGCTGCGCGAAAGTCTTACCAAAGTCAGTCATTGAAATAGCCTCGCGGTCAACGCCGAACCGATCAGCACCGCTGCTGGAAAGTTTAATGATCTTGTCTTGCCGAGCTTTGATACGGGGGTCTGTATTGGTTGCACCGGCATCGCGAAGTTGCTCAATTTCACTTTCAAGTTTTGAAAGATCAGTAGGCTTCCCTTGATCTCTCAATTCTTTAATTTGGTCGCCAAGCACATCGGCCTCTGCCTTTGCAGCGGGAACTTTAGGCAATGACAAAAGTTGAAGACGCCTTTTTTCAAGTTCAGAAATTTGCTGATTCAGTGCTAGGCGCGTTTGGGATGTAGGAGCCAGAGCCGCCTGTGCAATTGGAGCCGCCGGTAGCAAGTCCGCGCCTATTTCACTAATCCGTGGAAACACAGATCTCATCTCTACAGGTTTAATATCTACAGAATACGGCCTACCATTACGATCTAAAAGATTTTGAGTTATTGACGTTGGCGTAACTGGCTGAGCAGCAATTGGCTGAGTGGAAACTGGCTGAGTAGCAATTGGCTGAGTGGAAACTGGCTGAGTAGCAATTGGCGCTTTTCCTCTTAAGGCGGCATATGCTTGTTGTTGAGCAAAAAGGTCACTCATTTCCGCTGCATTTTTTTCTGAAACAGAAAGTGATTGTTTAGCCGCCGCCTTACGCTGACCAATCAACGCACTGCTTTCTTGCAGCTCGTTGTACCTATTCATGATTTTTTGAGCCAGTTCAGAATGGCCCGTTTGAAGCGCACGTTGAGCCGCTGGCCCATAAGTCTCGGGGTTGTTTAGGTCAATGCTGCGAATGATCTGGTCTTGCTCGGTAACCCGGCGCATTCCTGGATCTTCCCCGCCCAGCATCCTGCCAATGCCGCTGGCAAGCCCTCTGGCACCAGCGTAGATGCCAGCCTCTGCTCGTTGCAACGGGTCCAGCTTGGCGTAGGCCATAGCTTCTTGCTGTAGCGCAGCATCCTTCTGCTCCTGATAACGCTCGGGGTTGACGCCGAACAAGGATTCAACAATTTGAGTCATGGTGCTGTGTCCTTGCTACTGTGGGCCGCCATAGCCGTAATCATAATTTGGAGGTGCGTTCCTCATATCTCGATAGTTTCGATAGTACCCTGACAGTGCATCTACCAACTCTGGGCTTTTACCCGCACCAGAAAGTGCAGTGCCAAACGGGTTGTATGCATCGGCTTTTTGCTGTGCTGCAGCAGCGGCTGTTGCGCCTTCCAAGCCGTACTTTCCAGCGTAAGCACCGCCTTGCATGGCCCTGCCGCCGAGGGCTGCGCTCATCTCCATCGGCCCCATGCCTTGCTCTTCTAGGCCATAGGCTTGTGCAGCGTAGTTGGAGTACGGTTGCAATGCCCCTGTGACGTTTGCGTTGTACTGCCCATACAATCCGCTGCCAGCACCAAACAGTCCAGTACCGAACTGCATCCGCTGTTGCTCCAATTGCTGCTGTCTCTGCAACAGATCAGCACCAAACCCTTGGCCTGCCATGCCGTACTGCTGGCCTGCTTGCATCGCGCCTATGCCAAACTGTTGGCGTTGTTGGTTTAGACCTTGGCCTGCTTGAATAGCGTTCATACCGAACTGTTGACCCGCCATACCCATCTGTTGACCCTGACTCAACAACCCAGCGCCAAAGGCTGCGCTTTGCTGTCCTGCCTGCTGCGCTCCTGCGGCAATGGATGCGTCCTGTTGTGCCCTCGCGTTGTACATGGCTTGCAGTTCTGGTGTTGTTGCGCCCATGCCGGTGCTGGTAGCACCAACACTCAAACCACCTCGGCCTTGTTGGAACAACTGGTTTTGCAGGTTTGCACCTTCCTGCTCACGCCCTGGAGCCAGCAGCGCCATCTGCCGTTTCATGTACTGCTGCTCAACATCCTGCGGGTTTTGACCAACGTAGCTCTGCCCGAGTTGGGTCAATGCCTGACTGCCCTGCGAGGGCTGCAAGTAACCAGCACCCAGTTGAGCAAAACGTGGATCATCTGCCTGGCTTAGAGCGGCACTGCCAACCTTGCCAATGTCTGCACCATACTGTGATGGGCCAAGGTAACCGCTTGCCATTTGTCCAATGCGCTGGTCTTGCGGCTGATCCAGGTAAGTCTGCCCCATGCCATAGAGTTGCTTCCCAGCTTGCCGCAGAGGGTCAAACATTCCTCTTGCCTGTTCAGCGTCAGTCAACCCCTGACCAGCCAGGCGCTGGAACCTGTCCTGGTAGGCGCGCATCTCCGGCGTCAGGGCGTAGCTCATACCTGTGACTCGCCCGGTTGCAGGGTCGATCTGGCTGGTGGTCGTGCCGTACCTGCTGCCGCTGACCCCTACTGGCCGAAACCTAGCCTCTTCAGCGGCCCTGTCAGCAGCATAGCGCTGGGCGTCTGCTTGTGACCGGGATGCGTTTGCGGCAGAGTTGCCAGCAAATAGCGACCCGGCCAAACCAATACCGGCTGCAATAATAGGCATGATCAAACTCCAATCAAAACATCATCCACTTTTGACGGGTCTTTTTCGTCAGTCGCGTGGATACAAAACCAAACACAATCAGTAATCGCCTTGACGCCGTGCGTCAGCCCTGCCTGAATCTCAATGCAAGCGGGAGCGCTCACAATATCAATCTCCTGTCCTCGCAGCACCGCTACCTGGCCCTGCGCCAACACACTTAGGTGGCTGAAGCTGTGAGTGTGCTTCAAAATGACCATGTTCGCAGGAATACGCATCTCTTTGGCGTACAACTTGTCGCTGAAATGGTGCGTGATCATGCACTTAGCACCCTAATTTCTTCACGCCAACTTTGCCGCTGCTGCTTGATTGTCTCACTGGTCTTGTCGTAGTCGGGCATCAGCTTGTAGTCTGTTGACGCAAGTTTGCTTTTCAATTCTGCGATGCGCCTTTGGTTTATTTCAGCAGTCGTTGGCGCAAGTGCAGCCGCCAACTCAGCATCCGAAAGCTCTACCCAATCCGACTCAATCAAGAACTCTTGATCAGAATCAATAGCCCGAATATCGTTTTTAGGTGTTTTAAAGTGTTTCATCTTATTTCAACCCAATCATAGAGAGTCATTCCGCCCTGAAAATTAACTGAGTAAGTAACAGTATCTGGAACAACAAAAGAAACTGAAACAAAACCAGCTGAACTTTGGTTAGTCTGAACTGCAATTTCTTTTCCATCAACAGTAGCAACGAGATTTGCCGTTACTCCTGTGCCAACAGCGTAAACCACAATTGGCTTACCTGTTGAATTAGTGTAGGTTGTTGCTGATGCTCGGCCAGCTAAAACAAGCGAGCCCGCCTGATAATAAGATGTAGTAGTTTGGGCATAGCCAAACATATTGGATGCGGCGAGAGGTAGAAAAGCTGAATCTAAATAATCTCTTAACTTAAAGAATTGCCCAGCCGCGCCGTCAAACAACAAAATACCTGCTTGACTAAGAGCAGCGGCGTGGAAACCAATTCCCGGCGAACCTGCGCTAGATTCAACCAAAATAGTGCGATCAGAATAACCGCCAACCCCAGTGCCATAAAACCTAGTTTGAGAGGAAAAATCTTTAATTCCGCCAATGCTTTGAGCGCCTGTTGTGTAAACACCATTTGTAACTGTACCAGCATTGCCCGTTGTGTTTTGGTTTAGCGTTGGGAACGTGCAGTTTGCTAAATTACCTGATGCCGGTGTGCCAAGCGCAGGGGCGGTCAAAGTTTTGTTGGACAGCGTTTGGGTATCGGTATCACCAACAACCACACCTGTTGGGGTTGCTTTGCTTGTAGTCCAACCCGTACCTGTTGATACTGCCATGCCTGCGCCAGGATAAGCAAATGCCGTCGGAGCTTGAAAAGTTGGGGCCGCGCCTGAGTTGGCAGTTAAAACGTGCCCTGCTGTGCCTGCGGCAGTTGTAGCCAATGCGGTGGTCGTGCTTGCGTAAGTCACGCCGTATTGGGTAAACGCGCTTGATTGGCCTGTTCCACCTTTTGTGTTGGGTAGCGTACCCGTCACACCAGTGGTAAGCGGCAAGCCAGTTGTGTTTGTAAGAACTCCAGCCGAGGGCGTACCAATGTCTGGTGTCACCAGCACTGGGCTTGCCAAATCTGCTTTGGTTGCCACCGCTACAGCGATAGCTGTAAATTCAACATTGATCTCAGTACCTTTGACAATTTTTAGTGGATTTCCAGATGTCAGAGCGTCTTTAGTCGCAAAGTTTGTTGATTGAACGTAATTGCTCATGCTATTTTTCCATCCTTGAATTGAATCTCAATTTTTTGGATTGAGAGAGCAGAACCGTTGATGTTGGCCTCGTAACCTGTTTGTACAATTTTACCCTGACCTGACGCAGGTATTGAAAGTTCTTGGAGAGCAACACCGCCGTTGTAAGTTGCTACGGTTGTTGCATTTGCACCATATTCTGCTATGCCATATTCGCTTATGCCTTGCGCCGGGATTAGAACATTGGCAGAGTTATAGTTTGTGCTGAAGTCAAATCCCCACTTGATGGTGACGTACTGGTTTGTTCCACCAATCAATACAGCTTTAATTTTTTTAAGAATTGAAGTGACGTTTACATTTCCGAGATCGGCGTTGTTGGTGTAATATTGAAATCTATATAGGTCAGTGTCGTCTAAATACAGTTCATACTTCCCAATGTAACCAGTTTTCCCGATATATAAATCGCCGTTGCGTCTTGATAGTAGGGCAGTTGGTTCAATTGAATCCCAAGTTGTCACCCTAAATGAACCGTCTTGAAGCTGCGTCCTAGTGTCAAAACACAGAGTGACGTTGGATATTGGCATTGTCAATAGGTAAAACGCTTGCTTTTCGTTGTAGACCGCTTTAATATTTGTTGTATTTTCGCTGTTAACGTAGTCAATCAAATCGTTTCTAACATTTTTAGACAAGTCACCAAGCGGTGATGATTTTTCGGTAATGGTTCTTGCCAATGACCTGACGCCAGAATTTGACAAGAAAAGCACATCTTTTCCGCTGTTGGCAATGCTGTCACGGGCAATGCAACCAATTCCACCAATAGCATCACTTAACACCATTGTTGCTGGAGTGGTGGCATTGGCGTAGACCAGAATTTGACGTTTGCCATAAATGATCAAAAATCCATTGTGAGCCGCCAGCCCAGTAATCTCGTCGCTGCCGTTGGGCCATACCCGGTCAACATTAAGAGAACCTGCCGTGCCAGTTGACCAAACATGACCTGCAATCAGGTCTGAAAAGTAAACCGTGTTTTTAACAGATGATGTATTTGCCGCCCAGAGTCTGCCGTAGGCACTGATGCAAATGTCAGCATCAGGCACTGTTCCGACATAGCCAGTTTTTTCGCTAACCCTGCGAAATGTTGTGGTGCTGACTGTTGGGTCATAGATCAAAGGGTTGTGTAAGGTTTGGAAAAAATAGGTGATGCTGTTGAGGCTGGTGCAGTGCCAGTTATTGGCCGTAATGGTTGGGGCTGTGCCACCACCGCCGTAGGTCAATTCGGTGACCACATTTGAACTGTCCAGTTTCCT